AGATATGGACCACCACCAAAGAGTGGACCTAATTCTCAAGTGCCACCCATAAAATTAAAAAAAGGGAGTAAAAAATAATGTGGTTTTCAGCTATTAAACTTGCAGTTTCTGCAGGATCAAAAATTTACGCTAACAAGCAAAAAACAAAGATGGCCATGTCTGATGCACAGCTTATGCATGCATCTCGTATGGCAGAAGGTAAGGAAGCTTACCAAGGAAAATTATTAGAATCAAGATCGTCTGACTGGAAGGACGAGGCAGTGTTGATAATACTTTCGGCCCCAATAGCAATTTTGGCCTGGGCAGTGGTGAGTGACGACCCCTCTGCAATGGATAAAGTGGATCTATTTTTTACACACTTCTCGCAACTTCCACAATGGTTTACAAATTTATGGATCCTTGTCGTGGCGAGTATTTATGGGATTAAGGGAACACAGATATTTAGAGGTGGTAAAAAATGAACCTAGAAAGAGATTTACAAAAACTTAAAAAAGAAAAACAGATGAAAGAATCTGCTATTGCTCAACTTAGAAAAAGAAGTAAAGATTCTATAGCTAGACCTAGAGCAGAAAAAAACATTTTATCAACTAACCCAGAAATGCAAAAAATATAATGTGGAATTGGATTAAAAAAATTATAAACAAAAAAATTAATGATGTTGAAAGAAAAGAATTAAATAATAAAATTGAACAAAATTATTCAAAAATGACAAAAGGTGACCTAAAAAAACTACAGGCACAAGGCAAAATAAAAAGTATTTACTTTCCATATAATTAATATATAGATTCTTTATGAATCTTAGACCTACACTATTACAAGCTTTAGAAGATAGATATAATGCTCAGATATCTGAAGCAGATGCAACAATTCAAATATATTTAGAAAAACCTGTAGCTATTGGAGAGCACCCTCAACACTTAGATGAACTAGATAAATTAATAGAAAAAATTGCAGCAGCAGACGAGAAATTACAAATACTACAACAATTCAAAATATGATTACAGGAGATAGTGCCGAGTATGAGCTTTTACATGAAGCTTGTAGAACTTTAGGTGATGATTTATTTACAATTGAAATTGGAGTTAGAGAAGGGGCGGGAAGCAAAGTTATTTTAGACTCGTTAAAAGATAAAAAACATTGGCATATAGGAGTTGATCCATACGGTAACTTAAATTACGAACATTATGATAAGCAAGAATCTATAACTTGTGATTATACTAATGATATGAAGTTACAATTAATTAAAGATATTAATAATGCAAACTTTACATTATTTCCTATGGGAGATGATGAGTTTATGAAAAGATTTCATGATGGTGTACCCATTTATAGAGAGAAAAAAGAAATAATAAATACATATGATTTAGTTCATTTCGATGGTCCACACAAAACAGTAGATGTTATTAGAGAAGTAATTTTTTTTGGAGAAAGATCTAAACCAGGAACAGTATTTGTATTTGATGATTATAATTATTTTAATATGGATTCCGTGTTAAGAATTATTGTAAATGAATATAACTTTATGTTGCTTAAAAAAGGAAAACACAAAATATCACTTAAAAGAAATTAATGTTGGATTATCACACTAAAGAACAGATTGTTAACGTAGTTAATAGATCAATTAAAGATATAAAAGACCATCTTTGCTATGGGGTTGAAACGGTTGACCAACTGATGTATGCTCGGGGCAGACTCAGCGCTTTAGAAACGCTGCTTCAGGATATTAAAAACCTGCAAAAAGAGGAGAATAACGATGGTACAATTGATAAAACCTAAACTTACTGATTTCGGAAACGAAAAAAATAAAGAAGAGGTTAAATCACAAATTCCAACAGATCCCAAAGGCATAAAAGAGTATCTTGAAATCATACCTAACCCAGTTGGCTACCGTATGCTTGTTAGACCATGGTCAGGACAGGCAAAGACAAAAGGTGGTGTTATCTTAGCAGACGAAACCCAAGACAAAATTCAAATGACAACTGTCGTTGGATTAGTTGTAAAACAGGGTGACCTTTGTTATCAAGATAAAGAAAAATTTCCTAAGGGTCCTTGGTGTAAAGAAGGAGAATTTGTTATTTATGGCAGATACTCTGGAAGTAGATTTCAAACTAAATTCGGTGAACACCGAATACTCAATGATGACGAGATCATAGGAACTATAGGTAAGCCAGAAGATATTCTCCATTTATTTTAAATAAAGGAGAATAAAAATGGCAGAAGTAAAAGACTATAGTGCAGAAGCACTTATGGCAAAAGAACATGAGGTAGAATTAGATACCGATAATGTAAAAGAAGAAAATGTATCTGTTGAAGAAAAATCAACTAAAGAAGAAACACCGAATTTAGATGTTGGTGAAGTTGATTTAGGATACACAGGACACGACAAACCAGAAGAAGAAAAATCAACTAAACCTGAAATAGAAATTACAGAAGATAAACCTGAAACTCTTGTTGAGGAAAAAGTTGAATCTAAAACTGAAGAAGAAAAACCAAACCTTAATGAGTCGAGAAGAGATTATCAAAAAAGAATTGATAAACTAGTTTTTCAAAAAAAAGAAGCTGAAAGAAGAGAAAAAGCAGCTCTTGACTTTGCACAAGGTATACAAAAGAAATTTGACTCTAATCTTAAAAAGTTAAATTCTGCTGATGATCAACATCTTAAAGAATTAGATGCAAGAGTAGATGCTCAAAGAGAACAAGTCAAAGTAGCTCTTCAATCAGCAATCGAAGGGCAAGATGCTTCTAAAATTATGGAGGCAAACGATAAATTAACTCAGTTAGCTGTCGAAAAAGAAAAAGCTAGATTAGAGATGATTAATCGTGAAGAAAAAAAGAAAGAAGAAGAAGAAAATAATAAACAACAACAAAACGTACAAGCTCAACCTCAAACAGCGGAAACATCAGGAACTGCACCACAAATTACACCTAAAGCCAAAAAATGGGCTGAGGACAATAAGTGGTTTGGAAATGATGAGGTCATGACCAATGCTGCTATTACTATACACAACAATATTTCTCAAGAGGGTATTGAAGTCGACAGTGATGAGTATTATAATGAAGTTAACACAAGACTTAAAGGATACTTTCCTGAGAGTTTTGGTAACACTAATGACGAGCCTAAAAAAGAGACACCCAAACCCGTCCAAACGGTTGCCTCGGCTGGTCGTAGTCAACAAGGACGCAGAACTGTGAAACTCACAAAGTCACAGGTAGCGATTGCTAAAAGATTAAATGTGCCACTAGAGGAATATGCTAGATACGTGAAGGAGGATAAATAGTATGAGTACAATTAAGAGAACTTCACGGGAGTCAGAGAATAAAGCAACGAAAGAAGCTCCAAAAGCTTGGACTCCACCATCCAGTTTGGATGCACCACCCGCACCGAACGGTTACGCCCACAGATGGATCCGTACCACCGTTCAAGGTTTTGAAGATACAGCTAATGTATCTAAAAAATTAAGGGAAGGATGGGATTTTGTTACAGTCGAACAAGTCAAAGATGAGATCGGCACTAATAAATATCCTTTCTATACCGAAGGCAAATACGAGGGGTGTATAGGAATTGGAGGCCTTGTGCTGGCAAGGATACCAGAAGAGATATTGGTTTCACGTGCTGAGTATTTTAAAAAACTTACTCAAGACAGAATGAACGCGGTAGACAATGATCTTATGAAGGAACAGCACCCGGATATGCCTATCAATATTGATAGACAGTCCAGAGTGACCTTTGGTGGTAGTCGTAAAAAATAATATTTTTGCAATACCTACCGGGTTATAAAATAAACTGTTAAAACGGAGAAAACAAATATGTCAAATCAAGTAGAAAAGTTTGGTCTAAGACCATACAGAAAACTAGATGGAACACCCCTTGTTGGAGCCCAAAACAGATATACGATTGCGTCAGGTCTTGCCGGTGCGATTTTCCAAGGTGAAATGGTTCAACCATTAGCTAGTGGAAATATCGAACGACATGCCCCTAACACATCGGAAGCTGTTGTGGGTGTTTTTAACGGATGTTTTTATACAGACCCAACTACTCAAAAGCCTACGTACAGCAACTTCTACCCAGGTGGAATTGCAGCTTCTGATATCACAGCATTTATTGTTGATGATCCAGATGCAGTATTCTTAATGGATGCTGATGCTACGTTCGCAAGAGCAGATCTGTTCAAGAACTATTCTGTTACTAACACAACAGGTGTAACACAAACAGGAATGTCAAAACAACAACTTGACGTTAGTGTTTCAGGAACTGCAAGTACTTTTGCTGTACAAGCAATCGATATCTCGCAAGATCCAGAAAACTCTGACGTAGGTTCGGCTAACGCAAACATCCTTGTTAGAATCAACAATCACTTCTATAGAAGTGGTACAGGCTTAGCATAAGGAGAATAACATATGGCTATATCACGATCCCAACTAGTTAAAGAACTAGAGCCAGGTTTGAATGCTTTATTCGGCCTGGAATATAATAGATACGAAAATCAGCATGCTGAAATTTTCGTAACTGAAACATCTGACAGAGCTTTTGAAGAAGAAGTAATGTTAAGCGGTTTCGCTTCTGCACCAACTAAACAAGAGGGTGCTGGAGTTGTGTTTGATACTGCGGGTGAAACTTTCACTGCAAGATACAACCACGAAACAATCGCTTTAGCGTTCTCAATTACTGAAGAAGCAATCGAAGACAACCTGTATGACAGATTAGCTGCAAGATACACAAGAGCTCTTGCAAGATCTATGTCAAACACGAAGCAAGTTAAAGCAGCAAACGTGCTTAACCAAGCACAATTTGCAGCAGTAACTGGTGGAGACGGACAACCGTTAATTTCGGCTAACCACCCACTAGCAACTGGAGGTGTATTTTCAAATGTACTTGCAACTGCAGCTGACCTTAACGAAACTTCACTAGAGCAGTCGTTAATCGACATCGCTGGATTCGTAGACGAAAGAGGTCTAAGAATCGCTACTCAAGGTAGAAAGATGATAATTCCAAAAGAATTACAATTTACTGCTGAGA